CGCGGCGTCTACAACCGGGCCGAATATGCCGAGCACAGGCGGAAGATGCTGCAAGAGTGGGCGGATCGGTTGGATGAACTGAAGGCTGGGCAGTGAATTCAGCGCGGCGCGTCAGGTTTGGGCGGCCGGTTGGGGAATAGATCGTCGTAGAGACGGTTCATGGCCTGACGGTAGGCGGCGGATAGAGAGCTGCCGAGCTTCTCGGCAACCTGTTCGGCTTTGCGTCTTTCCACAACAGAAAGACGTATCTGTAAAATCTCTTCCCGCATCTCTATCCTTGGCAATGACTTAGGACAATCGTATAGGAACGATGGATTTTTAAGGTTGTTTGTACTAGGCTTGTGTTGACAAACGATGTTGTTTGTAGAGCTGACGGGCCCCCTTCCCGTGGGTTTCTTTTGGGTATCGGAAGGAAAAGAGGCGTTACTTCCGATATAGAGAAGAAAACACGAAGTCGGGATGGATGGAAAGACTGTTGCTGCCTGCTGAGGTTGCTCTTGTGTTGTGCGTTAAGCCGGATACTTTGAGAATCTGGCGGATGCGCGGATGTGGACCGCATTGTGTGCATGTCGGACGGCTCTGCCGCTACCGGGTGCGTGATTTGGACGCGTTTATCGATCGGAAAGAGGGAGATCGAACTGGGGATGAACAATCGGGGACGTTCAGGGGATGGGCTGTATAGAAAGCGCGGAATCTGGTATTTCCGCATTGTGGACTGGACCGGAAAACGGCGCGCGGTATCGACGCGCACCACGGTGTTTTCCGAGGCCCAGTCTGTCCGCAAGCAACACCTTCAGACAGTAGAGAATGGCGGGGAGCCCACCGGTTCAGGAAGGTTGCTGTTCCGCGATGCCGCGCAGCGATGGCTAGAGCGGCGAATCATTGAGGCAGCGCCCGAGACGCGCCGAAACTACAAGAAACGTCTCGCACACATTCTGGCCGCCTTTGGTGACTTGCGACTGGGTCAGATCACGGGCGACATTGTGCGCCGGTATCAGATCGACCGAACCAAAACCTCGACCGCGCCCTCCAGCGTGAACAATGAGGTCAAGCAGGTGGCCAGCATTCTGCGTGAGAATCGGCTTTGGTCGCGCATCCGGGACGATGTGCGCTGGCTCAAAGAGCCGAAAAGCATTGGGCGCACAGTGACGCCCGACGAGATGGAGCGGCTGCTGAAGACATCCGAATCGCGGAAGGAAATCTCCATCATCTTCCTCGTCATGCGTCTAGCGCTCGAAACAGGGATGCGCCACAAAGAGATTCGCATCCTGCGTAGGGACTCAATCGACCTGGCCGGAAACAACATACTGGTTGCGCGCGCATCGACCAAGACGCCCGCCGGAGAGCGCACGATTCCGCTGACGCCCACCGCCCGGCAGATTGTGTTGGATTTGTTGAGTCGTGCTGAAGCACTGGGGTCTGTTGAAGCTCAACACTATGTCTTTCCCGGACAGGCACGGATCAACAAGCATCACGTTGTCAATCCAGATGTGCCGATGGCGAGTTTCTGCGATGCATGGAGCACACTGCGGAAGCTGGCTCATATTGACAAGACACTGCGCATCCACGACTTGAGGCACCACTTCGCCACGGACCTGGCGCAGGCCGGTGTCCCTACATCCGTCGGTATGCGGCTGATGGGATGGAGCGGGAACGCGATGCGGAAGCGCTACGAGCATATCCAGGACACCGCGCTGCGGCAGGGGATGGACAACCTCACGGCGCATCGCGCAGTTCAGCAGCCCATGCCGCCCCCACCAAAGCCAGCGAAAGGCGACGTCATTGTCTTCCCATCGCGGAAAGTGGGCTGATTTGACTCGATTGGAGCGAACCGTGGTACAACCATGCAGACAAAAGAGGGCCTCAGCAGCCCTCTTCGCGCTTGGGTCCTTCCGGGTCGATCACTCTTTGCGGGTGACGCGCCCGCGAACATTTCCTAGCGCCAGGGTTTTTCCGAACTCGTTTCCGTTTCCGCGATGGCCGAAGCCCAAAAACCCGGCGCGTTCGACGCCATGCCGGTTGAGGATGTGGCCGAGCTTCTTGGCGTCTCCGCGAAAACCGTTCGTAACTGGATCAATCGTCTAGGCTTAGCGGCAACCGACGACGGACGTCGCCGCGTCCTCTCCTGGGCGCCCACTCTGGAGTGGTACGTCCAGATGCGCATCCGCAAGGACGGAAACGACGGAAAACCCCCTTCCCCTTCCGACCCCGACGAGCAGACGGAGACCCTCGACCAGGCGGAAACCCGGAAAACCATCGCCGACGCCGACCTGAAGGAGCTGCGCCTGGCCCAGTTGCGCGGCCAGCTTGTTCCCGCAGACGAGGTAGGCCGCAACGTGGGCCGGGTGGCCACAGCCATCAAAACCAAGCTCGACGGCCTGCCCAACTCGCTGGCCTTACGGCTCGTCGGCAAGTCGGACCGCGTTGAAGTGCAGCAGATTCTTCAAGATGCCATCTTCCGTATCAAACTGGAGCTGGCCACGGTGGGCCAGGTCGCGGACCCGGTTTCCGTTTCCGCAGACGAGGACGGCGACGAATGAAGGCCTTCGCCTGCTCTCCGGCCTCCCGCGCCGCCCTCCAGGTGGAAATCAACCGCGGCCTGGCCATCTTCACTCCCAAGCCGCCCATGTCGCTTTCCGAGTGGGCCGACGAGTACGCCTACATCCCCGCGGGCTCCGCAGAGCCGGGCAAGTTCATTACCGCCGTGGCCGAATACCAGCGCGAACCCATGAACTCCATCTCCGACCCGCGCGTGCGCAAAGTCGTCCTCATCTGGGCCTCGCAGTCCGGAAAGTCCCAGCTCCACCTCAACACCATCGGCTATTTCTCTGAGCACGATCCGGCCTACATGCTGATGATCCAGCCCACCCTCGACCGGGCCGAGGAGTTCTCGAAGCTCCGCATCGCTCCCATGATCCGCGACACGCCCGTCTTGAGAGACCTCTATCCAGACCCCAAATCGCGCGATTCCGGCAACACCCTCCTCTTGAAGGAGTTCCCCGGCGGCTATCTGGCCATGGTCGGCGCCAACGCGCCCTCGGGCCTGGCCTCCAAGCCAGTCCGCATCCTGCTGCCCGACGAGGTCGATGCCTTTGACGAGTCCGCCGGCACGGAAGGCGACCCGGTCGGCCTGGCGGAGATTCGCGGGACCACCTACTGGAACTTCAAAATCATCCTCACCTCCACCCCGCGCATCAAGGCGACCAGCGTCATCGAACCGGCCTTTTTCAAGGAAAGCGACCGCCGCTATTACCTCGTCCGCTGCCCCCACTGCGGATTTGAGCAGAAATTCATCTGGAAGCGCCTCCGCTATGAAACCGAGGAGACGGATGTCGGCGAACTGCGCGTCTCCCGTGTCTATTACGAGTGCGCCGTCAACGGCGACGGAGAAGATGCGCCTTCCGGCTGCACCATCGAGGAGTCCGATAAGTACGACATGGTGCGCCGCGGCCACTGGCAAGCCACCGCGCAGAGCCGCGACGGCCGCACCGTCGGCTTTCACCTTAATGCGCTTTATTCCCCCTGGGTCGAGTGGTCCCGCCTGGCACAGGAGTGGATCGACGCCCAGGACGATCAGGAGAAGATGCAGGTCTTCGTCAACACCCGCCTGGCCGAGTCCTGGGAGTTGCGCGGCGACCGGGCCGAGGAGTCGGAACTCGAGAAGCGCGTCGAGCCGGTCACGGAAAACCTTCTCCCCGACGGCGTACTGATGCTGACCATGGGCGTGGACGTGCAGCGCGATCGGCTCGTCGCCTCTCTCTGGGGCTGGGGCCTCGACAAAGAGGCCTGGGTCATCGATCACACCATTATCCGCAAGCCGCCGTCGCTTCCCGAGGAGCACCCCGACAGCGCCTGGCGCGATCTCGACGAGCGCATTGACCAGCGCTTTTCCCATCCCTCGGGAAAGACGCTGGGCATTGCCGCCGTCTGCGTCGATTCCGGCGACCAGACCAAGATCGTCTATGACTACACCCGCAAGCGGGAGCGCCGCCGCGTTTACGCCGTCAAGGGCAGCGGCGGGTTTGGCCGCCCACTGGTCAACGGAGGCACGCGTCCCGACAAAAACAAAACCCTGCTTTACCTGGTCGGCGTCGATACCGCCAAGGAGAAGATTTACTCCAGCCTCAAGCTGCTAAAGCCCGGCCCTGGCTACGTCCACATTCTCCAGAAAGATCAACTGGGCGCGGACTATCTCTCCGAACTCACCTCTGAACAACTTGTCGCCCGCAAACACAAGGGGCGCAAGGTGCTCAGCTTCGAAGTGCGCGAAGGCCGGCGCAATGAGGCACTCGATTGCGCCGTCTACGCCTCGGCCGCCCGCGAAATCCTGCGCCCCCAGTTCGACAAGCTCTACAAGAACCTTTTCGGCCACCTTCCCTTGAAGCGGCCCGCGCGGGAACTCATCGAAAGCCTGAAAGCGGTCAAAGCCGCCGTCGATGCCGCCAAATCTTCCGCCCCTGAGCCCGCGCCACTGCCTCCATCTACCCCTCCGCAGTCCGGGTCCGACCCCTTCGCCAACCTCCCCATACTGGGCGCGGTAAAACAGGCTCCTGACGCCTTAAAAGGTCAAAACTGGCGTGATTCGTGGAAACTCTTCTGATTTATCGCCATTGTTGACCATTTTTCGCGATTGGTTTTACTGTCACGCGACGGTGACAGATGAAACTTTTGACGTTCGAAGAACTCCGCAGTTCGGGAATCCTGCAAGAAACCAATCGCCTCTGGTTTCATCCTGTTGGATTGGCATTATCTGTTGTGATGCCCTCGGGAAGACTCGAAATTATCGACTATCGCGAAGACCCGGAAGGGATGATCTTCGAGGATGGTCTTATCGATGCCAGCAAGGGCGCCGAATTTGCTGCGTTTGCAGAGTCGCATCTCGCCGCTCGCGTGAAAGCTCTCGGGTTCGTAGCCCAACCGCTGCCTGGGGATGCTCAATGAGCAGCTATCCCGGCGCAATCTCCGGCTGGATCGTCTTCAACCTTGATGAGCCGCACCCCGAGCCTCTCGCCTTCATCGCGGGCGACTCGTTGACGTGGAATCGCGGTTTTGAGCAATATCCCGCCTCCGCCGGCTGGACGCTCACCTATGTTCTCAACAATCCCACTCAAAAGTATGTGGTCAACTCCGCCGACGTGGTTCCCGACGGCGATGGCTTCACCGTCACCATCCCCGCCGCAGAAACCAAACTCTGGACTCCCGGCAATTACCTCTGGCTGGCCGTCATGCAGAACGGCTCCCAGCGCGACACCTGCGCCGCTGGCCGCGTCCTCATCCAGCCCGACATCCTCGACGCCACCACGCCGGTCGATACCCGCGCGCAAGAAGAGATCGCCCTTGAGAACATCAAGGCCGTGCTCGCTGGACGCGCCTCGGACGGCACGCTCGAATACAAGATCGGCGACCGCGAATTGCGCCGATATTCCATGGCTGAATTGATCACGCTGAAGAGCCACTTCGTGGCTGAAGTCAGGAGCCTCCGCGTCAAGCGGGGCGAATACGTAGAGCCCGACACTGTTTCGTTCCACGCCGATTGGGGAATCAATGGCTGATCTCACCATCCTTGACCTATCCGAGGCCCGCCAGGCTCTCACCGACGCGCGCCTGACCATTGCCAGCCCCGCCGCCGGCAAACGCGCCTACGACGCTGCGCAGTTCACGCGCCTCACCGAGGACTGGTCCACCTGGTCCACCTCCGCCGACCTCGACCTGTGGGCTGACATCTACCGCCTGCGCGCCCGCTCCCGCCGCGAAACCCAGAACAATCCCCTGGGCCGCAAGGCGGTCAAAATCTTCGTCAAAAACGTCTTCGGTCCGGACGGCATCCGTCTCCGCGCCAAAGTCCCCATGAAGAAAGGCAAAAAGCTCAACAAGAAACTCAATGACCAGATCGAGTTTCTCTTTCGTCAGTGGGGACGGCGCGAAAACTGCACCATCCAGGGCAACATGAGCTGGCGTCAGTCGCAGCGCTTCATGGGCGCCCAGTTCTTCCGCGATGGCGAGTGCTTCATCCGCCGCCGCTACGCCAATAACAAATTCAACTTCGCACTGCAGTTTCTTGACCCCGACCAGCTCGACACGAATTACTACCTCTACCAGATGCAGAACGGCAACGTGATCCGCATGGGCGTGGAGATGAACGCCGATGGAAAGCCCGTCGCCTATCACTTCTGGGACCATCACCCCGCCGAGTGGTCCATCTCGCCCAAAAACCGCATCCGCGTACCGGCCGAGGAAGTCATCCACTATTACGCCGGGGACCGCGTCATGCAGTCCCGCGGCATCCCGGAGTTGGCCTCGTCGCTGCTCACCATGCACATGCACAACCAATACAGCATGGCTGAGGTTGTGGCCGCCCGCATCGCCGCCGCCAAGATAGGCTTCTTTGAAAAGAAGGCCAGTGACGCCGGTTTTGAAGGCAACGAGCGCGACGAGAACCGCAACGTCAAGGTCAAGATCACTCCCGGCACGGTCGAAACTCTGCCGGAGGGCCTCGAATTCAAGCCCTGGGACCCGCAGCATCCCACCACCGCCTTTCCGGCCTTCACGAAGATGCTCATGCGGCTCATTGGCGCGGGCGCCGACATGAGTTATGAGACCCTGGCCAACGACCGCGAGGGAGTCAATTACTCCAGCATTCGCGCCGGACTCCTCGACGACCGCGACACCTGGCGCATTCAGCAGCAGGACTTCATTGATGTGGTCGATGACCGCATCATGGCCTGGTTCATCGATTCCGTGTGGCTCTCCGGACTGCTCCAGTTCGACGGGCTGCCCGAGGATCTGATGCCTTACATGGAGTACACCGGCCGCGCCTGGGCCTGGATCGACCCGCTCAAGGACATGCAGGCCAACGTGCTGGCCGTCGAAAACGGCTACCAGACGCGCACCCAGCAACTGGCCGCCAACGGCAACGACTTCGAAGAGACTATGGAGCAGTTCAAGTACGAAAAGGACTTCATGGCTCAACTCGGTCTCGAATTCGGCACAGACACACACGGCAAGGCGGACACCGCAACCGACGGCTCCGCCGACACCGAAGAAACCACCACCGGAGCAGCCGGGAGCAAGGGAAAGCAGGGGGAAGATG